TCTAATAGCTCTTTTTTAAAGCTTGTTGTTAATGTTGATGATATTGCCATTACTTTATCTCCGTTAATATTTTAGCTAAATCTTCATGACCTTGTTGAGTCAGTAAATTTTTTATAGTGCATCTTTCACTATTGATGCTCTGTTTAATATAATAAAGTATTGTGTTGTAAATAGCTACTCTGAATGCTTCCGCTTGTTGCTTAACATGAGGCTCTGCATTTTCAGATATTCCACAGATTCTTTCAGTTGCCCTTTCTGCCCAATACTCTGGTGGGTGTCCTCTATGATTTTGTGTTGCAACACTAATGTTTCCTATACTACTAACAGTTTCTATTTCTATCATATTAATATCTTTTAGCTTCTGGTGGTGTGCTTGTTATAGAAATAATATTTCCTTCTTTTCTTTGTTGCTCTTCTAAAGCTTGTGTATATTCTTTATAGCCAACTTTATAAAATTCTTTAGTTTCAGGGTCAATCATCACTAAAGGTGGATTTTCTAACCTATGATAACCATATATTTTTTCTTGAACAGGAACGTCAGTGTCTAAAAGACCTGATCTAGGAGCAACACTTACAACCATTCCTGCGGTTATGCATTTAGATAGCCAGAACTCAACACATGATCTTCCCGCTTCTGCGAAATGCAGGTTGCCTTTATATGTGAAATCTATACCAAACATATTTAATCTACCAACTTTATTGTATAGAGCAAAAGCTATAGCAAAACAAACAGTGTTGTTTAAATAACTACTTCCTGTTTCTTTAACAACTTCTAATAAAGGAAATTCTACAAGATTGTCGCATCTTTCATCTAACTCACATGTGTATATAGGTCCAGGATGAGATTTTAAAACCTTACGCATAATATGCGTTTGACTTCCTGCAGCATCGCTGTCTAAAAACCTACTTGCTGGGTCTAACATAAACGTTCTGTCTACTTGTCTAGCTATGCCTGCCATAGCATTTATTGCCCACACTTCGTCGTATTCTTTTCCGTGTGAAACAGCTAAATGGTAGTCTAACTGACTTTCTCCCATAGCAACTATCGCAATGTTTGCTCCTTCTAAATGCTGTAGTTTCATGATTGTGGTTGTCTTCTCACTTCATCGTATCGATATTGATCTTGAGTAGACTTACCTTCACCAAGATTTTTTAATGTTCCTATAGCTTCTTGAAATCTTTGTTCATAAATAGGTAGCGTTTCATAATTTTTTAAATAAACCATAGCTTCTGTTAGACTTCCATAAAGCATTGCGTTAGGAGCATTATCAGATAACCAAGTTGTGCCAGAGTCTCCTGCGGAAGTAAGTGAAGAAGGTCTATAAAAATAATGTAGTTCAAAACTAAAATTAGTGTTAGGTGTAGGAGCTAATATAAATGTAGTATCATCAAACTCAGCGTAATACTTAGGTTCCCCTGTTGTTGCAGCAGCAGGTGTGAAGTCTCGTATAAAACTTGTGTGTTTTAATTGTAAAAAATTATAGTTAGAACTACTGTCTATAACAGCTAAACTAAAAGAAGATAAATAATCAGTAGGTGCTCCTAAGTATGGATTACTAGCTGTTCCTGACCCTGTTACGTTTTTTATAAAATTATCTAATTGAACGTTTTTTAAAATTCTTTCCTCTGCTGTTTTTATAAAGTTAGGTAGATTAGTTACGAAAGATGTTTCTGTAGATTCAGCATAGTCTTGTATTGCTGTTTTTAAAGTAGATAAAGTCCAACTCATTTTTTATCCTGTTGTAATCGTTACTTCCCCAACTTCCCCAACTGCTTTAGCTATAAAAAAACTAGAGCCTATTGTATCATTATGCGTAACAAACATAGAAGGTGCAGTCATGCCTAAACTATCTTTAGTGTTTTCTGTTTTCACTATTCCGTACCCTGTTGTTGGTGCACTTTCTGTTCCTCTGGGTTGGATTAATGCTTCTGGATCTGTTGGTGTTATTATTGGTTCGAGTTGTGGGTGTTTAGGTTCGTAACAGTCTGGACAAACTTTTAAATTATTCCATTCAGTTTTTAATTGTGTGTATTTATACACAAATCCACATCTGTCACATTGTGCCTGAGAATATTTACCAACAGCATAAGCCACTATAAATAGCTCCTGTGTGGAACTAGATGTAATGAAGCCCTGTTACGATCTTCATTAGCAGCCAGTTGGAAATCTTGTTCATATTGTTGTTTCAACAATCCAACTCTTTCTGGATTCTTTTTCAAAGCTATGTAGTAGGCTAACCCACTAGCCATGCATGGAATAAACCTAGAAGGGACTTCTGGATCTTGGGCAGAAGCTGTTACATCATCTATACGTTGTATTGTATTGGCTACTAAACTGTAGGTTGCAACACTGTCTGGTGTTGGCCATAGTTTCACAACAGGTGTTGTTTGTCTGTCTACAAAAAATTGTGTTGGTCTACCTGTAGAAGATTTATCTGGTATGTTTAAATACTCTGATCTTCCTATCCTAGTTAGTTGCAAGTCTGTGGTTGTAGAACCGTCTACTTGTCTTATAACTGCAGAAATTATATCTATATCGTATGAATTAAGAGTATAACTACTTGTACCAGAAGTCAAGCTTGTAGTTACTTGCTCTATGGTCCAAAGATTTATGCCTCTATTAGCCCAGTCTGCAAACATGATGTTCAGAGACCGCCTAGCAGTCTCTGCATCATACCCTGTTCTAAGTTCAATACCAGCTAACTCGTATGCTTCTTCTATAGTGTCTGCAATAGTTAACTGAAATGTTTTAGTTCCAGATGTAGCCATTATTCATAATCTTTAGTGCAATGTAAAATTATAAGATAGGTATCCCCTGAACTGTGTCCAGTTGTTGTTAATAAAACGTCACCATTTTTACCTGACCCTGCTGTATTTTGTAGTCCACCAAATGGTGAAAAATCTAAAATACCATCAGCACTAGGGTTTAGTTCCATACACAAAGTGTTACTGGTAGCGTTCCAAAATAAACCTATTTTAGTAAATCCTAGAATAGAATAATAAACTTTAGTAATTTTAACTCCTGTACATGCTGCTCCATCGCTTTTGCGTGCAGTTAAAGCACTTACATCTACTTTAGCAACAGCATCTTCACCAGTGCCATCGCTTACATTAGTTAGTTGAACTATAAAGTCTTTATCACCGTCTAGTACAGTTGTTGAGGTTACTGCATCAGCCATAGTTTATCTCCTATTAAGCGTCGGCGAATGGTGTTACTATAGTTCCTGATCCTAGTATTAAGCCTTCTACTGCATACTTTGCAGAAGCCATAGCAGTAACTTTAACTATACTACCAGCTAATCCACCTTTAGTTGATCCATTCATAGTGATAACGTCATTAGAAGCACCAGATATAAAAGTTTTGCCTGTAGCATCGTCTTTACCTGTATAAAGTCCACCAACAAATTTGTCAGTGCCGTCTGTAAGTATATCCATATCTGTAGCAGCAGTTTCTACTACAAAGAAAAAACTTGCTCCTAAGTTATTGAGTTGGTTTGGGTCTGTTGGATCAGAGGGTGATGTTGTTACTATACTAGGTAGTGTAAACTTACCGTCAGCATCATTAGTGGTTAATATTTTACCTGCGTGTGCTGCTACTGTAAGTGAAGTATCAGCTGTTAAGCTAACTACTGCTGTACTACCTGCTGAAATAAAACCAGCTAATGATTTAACTGGACCTGAAAATGTCGATTTTGCCATAATTTCCTCCTTTGGAAATAAGTCTTATCGTCTTGGCTTGTCTGCTAGGTCAGTCGATAAAACAAATTATTTATCCTAGATGAATTTATTCTATAGTAATCCCTATAAAAAAGAAAGGGATCCGAAGATCCCTTTCCTAAGCTACGCTTATTGATTAAGCACCTGGAGATCCGTAGATTCCACGCCAATCACTAAAGCCAAAAGAATATCTTTCTCTAGCTTTATACCTAACGTTACCAGTTTCGAAGTCGCCTTCCATACCAGTTGTCATTGCAGCTCTTTCGAAGTGCTTCAAACCATTAGGAGCATCAGTTTTGATAAAGAATGCATCTGTATCAGTTAGATAGTGATTAACAACATAACCCTCTGGTAACATTCCCATGTTTTTCATAGCGTTGATGTCGTTATCTGATGTAGCCACTCTTCCTGGAGTATTTAATACTCTATCTGCAACAAACTGCAGCTGTGGTGGAATAATCAGTTTTCTAGCTTGTACATTGATTTTTATTCCTCTCTCATCTTTATACTGAGAAATATCAATCATAGCATTCTCTAACGAAGTTTCGTTTAAGTCTGCTGCCGAACTTGGCTCATTAGATTGATCACCAGCTGTTAAAGATGGGTGATCAGTTGTCATGAGAGGTTTTCCGTCTCCTCCTGGAAAGGAAGTTGAGAAACCATTGTTAAGCACGTTTGCAGCTTTTACTTGCTTCGTGTTTGCCATTGATCTAGCCAAAGCTCTTGTGTATCTTGAAGAAAGAGTATCGTAGAGATTATCTTCGATAGCTTCTTCTGTCAACGCAAACGCTAATGCTACTGTTTCGTGAGTGTAACGAGATGTGAAAGTTTCTTGAGCTGTATCATAGGTTACTGCTGCACCTTCCCCTTTAACAGGAGCTTGCGCAAAACCAGATAACATCACTTCTTCTTCAAACGCTCTGTCTGAAGCCTCAGTATCAAAAATCTCTGCATGCTCATTCTCGTAACGGTTATACTCGAGACCAAAAAGTGCATTCAGTCCTGGCTCGAGTTCTTTTACTAATTGCGCTCTATTAATTGCCATTATTATTCACCTTTTAGTTATTGCCGAATACAGAAGCAGGGAATATCACATACACCCTAGCGTATTGACCAATAGAATTATCAGGTCTGTCTACAAACCCTACTACTGTCGCAATACCACTAGAAGTTGTAGTTGTTACACCTTCTTTTGATCGACCTGTGTTAGAATCACCTGCAGTTGTTGAAATCGTATTAGTTGTTCCAATAGATGCTTGTGTAGGAGTCCCAGTTGACTGAGCTTCATAAACAATATCAGGATCGGAATATACATACGCTTTCGCATTTGCAGAACCTAATGTGACGGTATCAGCTGTCCATACTTTTGAAAAGACAACAGAACCATCGGTTGCTTGGTATTCAACCCCTGCGAATACACCTAACGGAGCACCAGTTGCAGTCCCTTGAATTACTAAACCACTAGATAAATTAACGACATCACCACTAAAGATAGATGCGTTAGTCGCACTTGCGATCTCAAACTCAGAGGGTCTTATAGTACCACCAGTCATGTGATAAGCAGGTGTGAAACCATTTGGGCTATTTACATTTGCCATTTATTTTCACCTTATTTATTACATTAAAATTAAAAGTCATGATTTTTATGAATCATTCCCTTTACCAAATGTGACTTGGGAGTTCCTATTAGGGTTACTAATAGGCATTCTTGAATCACTCTCACGCATAAGATTCGAATCGACTGCCTGCATCTGGTCTGCAGCCATTTGTTTGTAGTATGCACGTCGTTGATTGACGGTTTCGATAGGCATCTTTGCGAGTATTAACCCACCTACTCCGATTACACCTGCGTGTCTTCCATCATCTACAGTTGGGGCTTCAAATTCAGGGTGTTCCTCAGCTCTCACTGGTTCCCATCCTTCACGAATACGTTTTGACATATTCGCTTTATCTTCTACTCCTACCATAGATTCTCTAAGCCATCTATAGATATAACCATCTGGTGGCGTTGGTGCGTCTAGTAAAGACGGTGGTTGCCATGGTTTAAGACGAGTTTCACTATCTCGTGTATCTGCAGATCGAGGAGCTCGATCAGTTGTGGTGATTTCTTCTTGTTTATCAGCCATTTTTATCTCCTTATTTTACGTGTTTAGCGTATTCTTCAAGAGGAACACCTAGTCTCTTAGCGATAGCTACTTGACTTGGTGACAACTTGACGGTGCGTGCTTTTCCTGCTTTCCCTCTTGTACCTCTACTTGAGTTCGCTACAGGTTCTTGCACGTTATTATTTAATTGAGAAACTTCTCCTCCAGTATTAAACTTATGCGGAAAAGCTTTCGCCATTCTTCGATCAACTTCTGAATAATAATCATCAGAAGCTGGATCAAAACCTTCTTGTTCAACTAATTGCCTATGAAAAGCAAAAGCACTTGTAGTCATTGCTAAATCTTCACCAAACCATTCATTTTTACTAGCCCACTCTTGAGCTTTTGGATCTGGTGCAACTTCTTGCTGAACTTGTTGTTGAGCTTGTTGATCTACTTGTGGAACTTCTACAGGTGTTTCTTGAGGTTCTGGTTTTACCCTATTCAAGCTTTCTTGTTCTACAGCAAGTTTTGCTACATCTTTTTGAGCAGCCAACATGGCTTCTGTATCACCTATGTCGTGTGCTTGTTTGTAACGTTGTTCTGCTGATTGTAGCTGAGTATCTACCCTAGCTGAATATTCATCATAAAGATTTTGATCTTTTTGTGAAAGATTTGCTTGAGTTGTGTTAAGTTTTTCTTGAACACCTTTAGCATATTCTATTGCTGCTTGTTCCCTTCTTTCTGCTTCTCTTATTTTATAGGTTAGTTTATTAATTCTTTTCTTTACTGATTCACTATATTCAGCTACTTCTTCTTCGTTAGATACATCCTTCTCAGGTTCTGTTTGAGTTTCTGTAGGTTCAGATTCTACCTCTTCAAGCACAGGTGCTTCTTCGGTTGTAGCTTCTTCTACTTCAATCTCTACTGTTTCTTCAACAGCTTCTTCTACTTGTTGCATGGATTCTGCCATGTGTCTTCTCCTGTTGCGTGTTACTCTACATCTTCTGGGTTATTAACCACAGCAAGTATTTCATCATCGTTTAATAAACGCAAGTCTCCACCATCAATTTTGATTCTAGCTCCTGCGTATCTTCCAAAAATAACCCAATCTCTTTCTTGGCACCAAGCGCCATTTGGGAACTTGTTCTTATCTTTGTAAGCATCTGGTCCCAATGATACTACGAAACCGACATTAGTACCTAATCTTTCTTTTTCTACATAAGACTCAGCAAGATGTATACCACCTTTAGTTACTGCTTTTTGTGTGAAAGGTAAGATTAATATTCTATAGCCTGTAGGATCAGGTAGTTTTTCTGCTACTGATTCATCTTCTTGAATAGAATCAGGTGTAAACTCCTGTATGGGTTCTTCTTCCTTTTTTAACTCTCGTACCTTTTCGATGTGGTCAGGTATGGGAGTGCGTTTTGCCTCTGTTGTTTCAGATGCCATCGTTTTGCTCCTTTATATTTTGCAGGTCTATTATAGTTCTCTCAGCTGAGCTAAGACCTGATAGCTCCCCGAGAATTCTTTGATACCCTTCCCAGTCTTGAATACCGCCAGTTTTTAAAACTTCTGTAAGTTCATCTTGTCTCCGACGTAGTTCTCGTAATGTTTTTTCTACTATGTATAGTCCGTCCATCTAGCAGTCCCAATCCCTTCTTGCCCAATAATTAGCACTACACCTATCGCTTTTAATCCCCCCACTACGTGCACAGTAAGATTTTTTACGTGCTTTATTGTTTTTGTGCATACCTAGATTAGCGTCGCCAAAAGTAATACGTTTTATTTTATTACCGCCACTACCACATTGCCCAACAAAAACTACTTTACGTTTTTTACCATATCCAGGTTCACCTTTACGCAAAGCTCTTGGTCTATTAAGTGTTACTTTTTTACCTTGATATTCTGCCATTACTTTTCCTTTGCATATAAATTATCAAAAACTCTATTTACATCTAGGGTATAGTCTAAATCAGATTTTGAATAATGTATATATTGAGAAGGCTTAAAGTCAGGTGCACCCTCTCCTGTAACAAACCAAGCTGGATGTGTGACTCTTACTCTATTATTGGGTAAAGCTACGATATTTCCTGTCCATTCACCTGCATCTAATAGCTCCAAAACATGACTGCTTTTGTGTTGTGCTGGATCATCGGCTATTTCGTTCTCTGCATAATCTACAGTAAATAAATATTTTGCTGGATACATATTGCCATCTATCTTTGCTAACCAAGGACAAGGTGTTGCCCTATCTATTACATAGACTGAATTATGATGCGAAGAACAATCCCAAGGTTGTGCATCGTGTACTGCCATAGGAACGGGATATTCTTCACTAGGTGTGTCAGCAACTAAACCCGTTATCGGCATCCTTGCCCACATAGCTCCACCATGTATATTACCTTCATCCCAATCTTCGCAGTTAGCTTCTTCGCCAGTAAATATCACATGAAAACTCAAGCATCGTGTTGGCATAGTAGTAACACCTACAGCCATGGCGTGTAAAAACTCACCATGGTATTTTTCGTGATTGTGGGTGTACTCTCGTCTTACCCAACATTTAAAATGGGGTATGTTGCTATATAAGTATGACACTTATCTCTTTTTTCTTCTAGAAGATCTTTTCTTCCTAGCACCGCCTTTTGACATTTTCTTTTTGACTCCGCCTCTCACCATTTTTTTCTTAGGCTTTGCTCCGCCTCTTGACATTTTACGTTTCTTGGCACCGCCTTTTGACATTCTACGTTTTGTTGCCATTTTACTTTTCATTACCATGGTATTACCCCCATTTTTTAGTTTTAGTTCCACCCCAGTATTCTACAGCATGCCCTTCTGATATAAGTTTTTGACATATATCTTCACCATCTGCTGTGTACGGAATACCGAGTATTCTTCCGTACTTTCCTTTTCCCAGTGATTTGACTTTTAGTGTTCCAGTACAAAGTTCAATGAGTCTGTCTTTTGCTTTTAGACCGAGTGCTTTTTCTGCTAGGTTTCTTGTTCTTGATTCTGGTGTATCTATACCAGCTAGTCTGATTCTTTGTTTGTGTAGTTTGACATCAAATCCTAAGTCTAAAACACAATCAAACGTGTCTCCGTCTATTACTCTGTCTAGTGTAGCTCTATACACAAACTCGTCTGGCGAACCGCTCATGTATATTTAGTTGTCTTTCTACGTTTAGGCATCACCGCACCACAGCCTTTGTGTTTTGATTTTTTAACTTTAGTTTTAGCCACCGTTCCTGCTTCTCCTACGGTTTGCATTACCTGCTATAACTTCCCCACCACCTTTCATCATTTTAAAATCAGCACCAGATATTTTACCATCTTTATTTTTATCTAATTTTTTCTGATCACCGTGAAGTCCACCATGTGATTTTTTAGCAGTTTTTGCTGATTCTTCAAAATCTTTTTTAGTAGGTGCTCCTTTTGAACCTACTTTTCTTGGTTTTCTGCCTTCTTTTTTCTTTTTGTTGATGTAATAGTACAAACCTTTTTTAACAGTTCTACCATCTTTTGTTTTATGTGTATCTTTAGCCATTATCTTACTCCGCTAGGGCTAGTGTTAAACTTTGTGCCTTTAGTTGCTGCTCCTTTACCCTGAACAGTTTTTTGACCTTGACCAAAAATATCACTGTTGCTTTTAGTTAAAACAACTGGACCTTTTACTGGTTTAGATAGGTCTATCTTATCTGGGGCAGGAAAACTAACTTTTTTATATTTAGTTGTATCTTTCATTTATTCACCTTTTGTGTTTGTATCTGCTGATCTGACATCTTTTAATATCTGACCATAAGTTTTATTATTGTCACTTTGAGCTTTAAGTAAAGCTTCTTCTCTATCTTGAGCCACTTTCATTTCTGCTATTGCCTCTTGAGACTCTATTTTAGCTATATCTACCTGACTTCGTAAAGTATCTGCTTGAGCTCTTTGTGCTATTTCTTCACGCTTGAGTTCTACGACAGGATCGATCTGAGCGTTTTG